ACGTAGGATCGTTGTCTTGGCGCCGTGCTCTCGCGTCCAGTCATCCCACCACTTGACCGCGGCCGCTGTTGATGGCGATGGCTTTGCTGCGTTTCGCATCAACTCGGTCGGCTGCCGCGGCGCGTCGTCTGGCAGGACTACGTACCGATCCAGTAGTGATGCTGGCTCGAGGAAGGCGCAGTGGAAAAGCGTCCCGGCCTGCTGCGCTGCCGTCGGCGTGCGCTGCTTGCGCTTGGGGTTGCCAGGCGCACCGGCCCAGTAGTGCGCCGGCGATCGCAGCAGCGCCTTAAGTCCCGAAGAACTCATGGCGTCGATCTCGTGATAGAGGTCAGCCTGGAGATCAGGCACGACGAGCGGGAGGTTGTCTAGGTTGATCATGTGTTGCTGTACTCTTTGTCAACCACTTCTGGTTCAGGCATCTCGAACACCTCGAAAGAGTTTTGCCCGCCTTCTCGCCATGAGTGCGTCTGGTCGCAAGCAGTGGCCACCTCGTCAGCTTTTGCTTTGTCAGAGAACACGCCAACAATTTTTGACGAAACGCCGCACTCAATACACCCTATGTTCATCACAAGCCACATTGGACTCGGCGAAGGCGTGGCGTCGTTAACCTGTTCGGCGACTATTGCCAGAACGTCAAGCAAAGTTCCCACGTAATCTCCTGTTGAGTGTTGGAAAGGTGGCGCCGGCCGGAATGGGCCGCCGCCCGCGTCCGGTCGCTGTCGCGACGCCGTTGATTCGGTCTATATAGCGTTAGGCGTCAACACCGACAGGTCCACCCAGCGCGCATCGGCGAAGCCGGGGAACAGCAGCGTCCACGTCTTTCGCCCGTGCATCCTCACGCTCGGCGGATGTGGGCTGACATTCAGGCCGGCAGCTCCCGCGATGCGCGGCGCGAAGTAGTCAACATCATCGGCCTGTGCGGCGTCGGTCCACGGCACCAACAGCAGGTCGAGGTCGCGCGTGAAGCTACCGTGTGCCAAGCAGGCGTAGCCGTACTGCCACGCGATGATGCGGGCCTGTGTGAACACACGAGCGTAGTCCGGGTCGATGATCCCGAAAGTCTGCGGCGGTGGCGACGGCGGATAGGCCGCGTCCAGCGCAACGCACGTCGCGCACCGTGGCTTTCCCTGGCACTCGGTCAGTCTGCAGCGGTTGGTGCGCTTCTCAGCCACGCCTAACTGGTCGTTCGAGGCGACCTTTGCCGGCGGGTCAGTCTTGTCCATTTGCATGCTCCTGTTGCGCCGTCAAAGGCGCCTCAACTCCGACGTTAGGCCTCAAGACCCACGTCCACCAAGCATCGCCCGCAGTCCGGGCAGCCTGGCGGCAGTCCGCAAGGCTGGCCGTTCGGCATCACACGCTCGCACAGGTTCAGCGGTCGCCAGCCGATAGGTGTGCCGCTCATGCCGGCCCAGCTCCAGCCGCCGCCGTTGTGGTCCAGCCACTGGCCTTCGCACTCGGCCTCCCAAATGCCTGCGTCCTCCGGGTTGCACTTCTGCGCGGTCCACCATGTACGGTGGCGCACCAGCAGCAGCACCTTGGTGCCATCCAGCGGCGCGTAGGCCATCGCGCGCCAGCGGTCGAGTGTCTGCACGGTCACGGAGATTTCGCCGCTTGCCATCGTCAGCCCTTCCGTTCGGCCGGGCGCACGTCGATGTGCGTGCCGTCCTTGCAGTTGATGGTCAGGTTCGCGCCGCGCTCGTGCCGCGCCACATGGGCATAGCCGCCGCGCTTGGCGCACAGTTCGTCGGCCACGGCAATGTCCTCGGGCTGCGTCATGCCAGTGCAGCCAGCTACGGCCACCAGGCCTAACAGTGCGCTCAAGCGGACCCACAACGGCCGGCTACGTCTGCTCATTCCTCGTCCTTTCGTGCGGGCCGTTGCGGTCCGCTTAGCTCCGCGTTAGGCAGCACTTCCTACCGCCTTGGCAATCGCAGCACGCGCCTGCTTCAGCGCGCCAGCGTCGGCAGCGTCTCGCACATCGCCGCTTTGCAGCAGGCGATCCAGTGCCTCCAGCAGGTCAGGCGCCGCAGCGATCAGCAGCGCTTCCACGGCCTCATCCAGCAGCGCGGCAATGTCGCTGGCGCCATCGTTGCGGCACATGTCGGCCTCGTCTTGCAGCCTCGAAATCAGGTCGGTTTGCTTATCCACGTCGTTTAGTCCTAGTACGGTTGCACTATCTCGCGCCGCGCCGGGCCAAGCCAGGCCAAGCCTTGCCTAGCCCAGCAACGCCACCGCCAGCGCTATAAGCGCGATGACGGCCGCCGAGACCGGCAGCGCCCAGGCCAGGCCGGTGAAGGCCCCGAAGTCACGATCCAGCGGCGCGTCGAGGCGCGCGTCGTCAAGCGCGCCGTGATCTGTCGGGATCGTTGCCTCGAAGTCGCGCGTCCAGCCTGGATTGCGGCGCACCAGATCGGCGAAGCTGTAGGGATCGTGCGGGTCGCCAAGGTTGAGCTTGCTCATGCCCAGGCCTCCTGCAGATCGGCGCCAGCGTCCTGCATCAGCTCGCAGGCGCGCTCCGGGTCGCCCTTGTCGAGGTGCTCCTCGGCGCGCGACAGCAGCGCGCGGGCGTCTTCGATCAGGCACCGCAGGCCGGCGATCGTGTCGTCTTCGTCTTCCGGCGGGTGCAGGTCGTCGAAAGCCTCTTGGGCTTTCCTGATGGTGGTGCGGTTCACTTCACGCTCCTACGCTGAAAGCTGCCGCCGTTCCTGCAGGCTCGAGCGAGCCTGACCAGCACGGCCGCCAGGTCGATTGCCTCATGCTCGATCTGCTTGAGCTCATTGGCTCGCACCGCGTCGAGCAGCTCGTGCCATTCTTCGAGCGCAACGCCGAGCGCTTCGTGCGTCGAGGCCATCGCGCCGAAGCGCGCATGGGCCTTCGCCGCGACCGACTCGACTTCGTAGAGGATGTCGTCGTGAGCGGCGATCATGCTGCCTCCGTTGCTTCGTCGAACAGGGCTGACTGTGCGTCGATCGCGCCTAGGTGTTCGCACGCTTGGCGCCAGTACGCTTCCTTCAGCTCGACGCCGACGAACTTGCGGCCTGCGCGCAGCGATGCGAACCCCTCGCTTCCGATCCCCATGAACGGCGACAACACGATGTCTCCGCGGTTGGACCACAGAGACACGGCGCGCGTGGTCAGGTCGAGCGGCATCGGGCAGATGTGCTTTTCGTCGCGCGGGTCGCGCTTCGCATTGAGCACGTCGGTCTCGCGTGTGTCTGTCCATACCGGCGACGCCCACTGTTGCCACTGGTCAAGAGGAAGCGTCTCCGGCGTGTGCGTGACTGGGCGCACTTCCTCGCCTTCTTCGGCCCACTTGCGGAAGACGAGAAGGTACTCAGGCAGTCCCTGCCGAGAGAACGTCGAATCGGCGCGAAGCTGTTTGTATAGAAGCCCATGCGCCTTCGTCTTCGTCATCTCGCGCACCGGGCAGCGCCAGATCGTGACGCGCGAATGGAAGTCGAATCCGGCTTCCTCGTGCGCGCGGATCAGCATGCCTGGAAGATCACGAAGCCCTGCGGTGCCGCGCTGCGTGCGGTAGTAGACGAGATCCTTGCAGTGGACCGCGATCAGCCGGCCTGGGCGGATCACCCGATGCAGCTCGGTGCACAGATAGCGGTACTGCGCGATGAATTCCTCATCAGTCGAGCAGTTGCCCATGTCGGCGACGCTGTCGTTGTAGATGTACAAACCGGAGAATGGCGGCGAGTACACAGCGAAGTCAATGGACGAAGGCGGAAGCTGACCGACCACGGAAACGCAGTCCCCGTGATAAGCGGCCCAGTTCTTGCCGTGCGCTTCGTTTAGGCAGCGGATAGCCATGTCGGCAGTTTTCCTTCGTATGTTGGGTTATAGGTTGACAGCGCCGAGCGCTCGAGCCCGCGACTGCGCAGCATCGCTGAGCGCATTGCGGATTTCATCGTGGCGTGGTCATCACTCTTGCGATCGATCACACGGCCAATCTGGTCTTCTCCGTCGGCGACCGCGATGTGCACTTGCACCGGCCGCGTCTGGCCGAAGCGCCAGCAGCGGCGAACGGCCTGGTACCACGCTTCGTAGCTGAAGCTCCTGCCGACGAAAGCTACGCGCGCCGCGTGCTGCCAGTTCAATCCGAAGCCGCAGATCGACGGCTTCGTGATCAGGGCGCGCACTTCACCGGCTGCAAACGCAGCGAGCGTCTCTTCCTTGCGATCGATCGAGTGCGAGCCTCGAACCTCTTCCGCGCCCGGAATGCGCGCCGATAGCGAGTCGGCTTCGTAGTCCGTGTCGCACCAGAGAACCCACGGCTCGGAAGGCTCGGCCGCCACAAGCTCGGCGATCGAATCTGCGCGGGCATCGGTCGTCTGCCGCTTGATCGTATGGATGCCGGTCGCGGAGGTGTCGAAAGCGAACAGCGTGCCGTCGAGTGCCTTGACATCCGCATCGACGCGATGCCTGATGATCTTGAGCGGAGGCAGCACGAACCGAGATCCGTCAAAGCCGAGGTCTTCCGGCGACTGTGCAAGGCGCGACCATGACGCCATCCAATCCCAAAAGTCAGTTTCACCATGACGCTTGAGCCGATACTTGCCCATCTGCGTCTGGTCTGCGATGAACCAGCGCATAAGCATCTCATTCGACGGCATCACGCTTAGGAACTCGGCCTGCTGACCTAGCTCCATGTGATCGTTCGGCGCCGGAGTCGCGGTCGCGGCAAGCTTCCATCGGTGCGGCGCGAACGAATCAATCAGCGCGCGCGTGGTCTTCCCTGTGAACGATTTCAGGATCGACGCTTCGTCAAGCACGACGCAATCGAACGATTGCGGATCGAGCTTCTCGAGCCGGTCATAGTTGCAGACGTTGATCCCTGGCCGCGCTTCGGATTGCTCGCGGATGACGCGCACTCCATCGATGCCCAGCTTGCTGGCTTCGCGCGCGACCTGCGCGGCGACCGCGAGCGGAGCCAGGAGCAGCGCCATGCGCACGCCGCCTTGCCGGATGGCGGCGTCGGCATACCCAAGCTCGATTGCGGTCTTGCCTAGCCCGGTGTCAAGGTAGATGCCGGCGCGGCCCTGCGCCACGGCGAACTCGACGCAGTGGCGCTGGAAGTCGAAGAGCGACGGCGGCAGCATGCCTGGATCGCATGGCGTGCCGTGCGATCCGGCGCGCGGCATCTTGCGCGCCAGGAAGTCGGCGTAGTCCATCACGACGACCACCAGTGCACGAGCGATGCCGCGCCGATGATGCTGACGATCAGGACCAGCACGAACCCGGCCATCTTCTCGGCCGGCGTGTCCGGCCGCGGGCTGACCTGCAGCCAGTCGTATGGATCGCGCGCCGCGTCGCGCAGCGTGCGCGGCAACAGCCCGTTGAGGGTGGCGCGGATCTTCATGCCATACGCTCCAGCGCAGACTGCAGATCCTCGATAGCAGAGCGCACGAATGCGCGCGCTTGAGGGAGGTTGTCGTCGGCGTATGCGCGCCTGACACAACGGAGCGAAAGCTCGGCCGCGTCGAGGTGGTTTGCTGCAGGGTGCGGAGTTGCCATATCCTGCTTGGCGACAGGCAGCGGCTGGTGCAGCCGCAGACATTCAAGGAGGGTGCTCACTGGTGGTCTCCTGCGCCCCGGATGCGAGGCGGTGACGAGACTCTACCGAATCCGGTGCGGCCTGTCAACCGAATCCGGTTGATTTTTTTCACCGCATGCGGTAGAGTCGCGGCATGACAGACACCATCATGGGCGCCGACGAGGTGCGCGCAGTGCTTGCTGAGCTGACGACGCGGCAGCGCGGCCGGCTCGCCAAGCTCAGTGGCGTGCCGTTGTTCACGATCGACAAGATCAGGCGCGGCGAGACGCGCAATCCTGGCCTAGAGACTGTGCGTAAGTTCCTGCCTCACATTCGCACTATCAAGCGCGAGGCGGCATGACATCGGTTTCCCCATCTGGCCTCGGCGCCGCGTCGCCGAGGCCGCGTTCCGTCCGGTCTCCTACGGCAGACCGCGCAAGTGACTCCCGCGCGGTCGCGCGGTCTCGGCGGGGTATTTTCTGCAAGCAATGCCAAAACCAACCGGCCTAGCAAAGCGCATCCGCGACTACGTCGATGCGCACCCTGGATCGCCAGGCTACGAAATAGCCGACGCGCTCGGATTCAAGCGCTCGAGCGGCGAACTGACGTACCTTACTAAGCGGGGCGTCATCTTCAAGGCAGGACCGCGAAGCTCGCAGCGTTACTACGCCGATCAGGAAACAGCATGGAAAATGCACGATCAGTTAGTTGCCGAAGCCGCGGCGCGCAAACGCGAGCGGATCAAACGGCAGCACGCAATAGACAACCTCCGCAGGCGAGGAAAGCGGCATGCTGCAGGATTGCGCGCGCTTAACACGCGGCAAAACAATCAAGTAATCACGGTCGACGTTGCTGACGGGCAGGTGATCCATCCTAACGTTAAGGTGACGATTGCGGCGCCATTTGTTGATCGTCGGTTTGGTGTCAACGCCGGGCCTGGCTGGAAAGGCCAGATCACGGCGGATTGGATGGATCGAAGGCTATCTCAAATATTGGTGAGTCATGAAGCTGACTGAGGCACAAAAGGCCGCAAACAAGGCAGCCGAGAAGGTGAGGCGAGAGGCGCACAAGGCTAGGGTGCGCGAATACCAAAAGGCAATAGTGGATGCCGAGTCTAGCGCTGACTTGCTTGAGCTAAAGCGCGCTTCTGACGTGGCTAAGAAAAACGCGGACATTTTGCGCGAGATGGTAAACGCTAACATCGCAGAACTTATGCGGCAGAGAGAAGACATCGACAGTCGCATTGCCGGGTGGCGTGATAATGAAGCCGCGAAAGAAGCGCGTGAGTTGTGCGCGGCTGCAAATAAGGCATTCTTCAAAGCAAAAAGCGATGCGATTGCAGAGGTTGATGCTAAGTTCTCGGATATTGCAGACCATGCGCAGTTTTACGTCGCATCTTGGACACCCCAGCAGAGCGTGCTCGATGCGATGGAAGAGGTGCGGCGCATGGTGCTGCAGGACTGGGATTGACGCCGCGCGCACGGCTGCTATGATGCGACAGACCCCGGATAGGTGAGGAGTAGCTACCTTGCCGAAAAGCGCAACCACCGCCGGCCGGGTCTTCATCTTGTGGTTGCTGTGGTGACCGTCAATGAGCTTTGCATACCTTCCCCTCTACACAGGGGATTACCTCAGAGACACGATGCACCTATCGTGCTCGGAGCATGGGATCTACCTCCGCCTATTGATGCACTGTTGGGACCAGCGCGGACCTGTCCCGCTGGACGAGCGCAAGCAGCTCGGCATCGTCAACGCGCGCAGCACAGACGAGATCGAGGCCATGCGCCGGGTGCTGGCGGAGTTCTTCGTCTGCATGGACGACGGGCACTACAACAAGCGGCTCTGCCGTGAGATCGAGCGCTGCGAGGCGATCAGTAGCAAGCGCACAGACGCTGGCCGGGCCGGCGCCCTCGAGCGCATGCGCAAGCTACGGGAGGCTCAAGCAAGTGCCAAGCAAGTGCCTAGCAATTGCTTAGCAAGTGCTTCGGAATCGGAAGCAAATGCTAAGCATGTGACGCTATCCCCATCCCCATCCCCATCACTATCCCAAGCACCACCCTCACCCTACGATAACTCTCACCGTACTGCGGATCTTGTAGGCACCGCGGAAAAATCCGCGGCGCCGAGCAAACGAGGCTCGAGGCTTCAAGACGACTGGACTTTGCCGGCAGACTGGCTGGAGTGGTCGCTCGCCGAGCTGCCTGCCTGGACCGAGGCGCACGCTCGAGCGCAGGCGGATCGGTTCCGGGACTACTGGATTTCGGTGCCAGGCAAGGCAGGCTGCAAGGTCCGGTGGGAGGCCACGTGGCGGAACTGGTGCCGCAGCGACCTCGCGCAACCCGGCCGCGTCAACGGCAACGGCAACGGCCACGGCGCAGCGGCCGAGCCGGCATGGCGCACCGAGCAGCGCGAGCTTGCGGCGGCGTACCTCGGGCGCAGCGCTCGCAAACCGAGCCAACAGAAAGCAGAGGTAATCGATGTCGATGCAAAGATCCTGGGTTGTTGAAATCCACCGGCGACTCGCAATGCGTTACGGGCATGCGTTTTACGATCAATGGCGCGATGCAGACCCGGATGCCGTAGTGGAAGACTGGCGCGAAGCACTGGACGGAATCACGGCTCGCATGGTCAAGCACGCGCTGTCGGTTTTGCCAGAACGGCCAATGAACGCATCGCAGTTCCGCTGGATCTGTCTCCAGGCGCCAGCGGAACCAGGCCAAGAGGCGATCGGCTACACCCCGGCGCGGCAGACGCCGGAACAGCGCGACGTGCTGCGCACCGTGGCGGCCGCGATGCGCCAGCCTGACATGCGTCCCGGACCGATGCTGCTCGAGCGATTGAAGACATGGGAGCATCGCAACCCAGGCGAGCGCATGACGATGGCGCAGCGTCAGCAACTCGCGGCGCTGGAGCTGCAGTTCGCAATGCCAGCAGAAACGGCGCAGGAGGCGCAATGACGGATCGAGAACTGCTAGAAGCAGCCGCGAAGGCGGCAGGGCTGTTGATCGATGGGTGGCACCGATATGGCGGACTCGCGGTGTGGAGACCTGGGCAGGCAGAGAAGTTCTGGTCGAACTGGAACCCGCTTACCGACGACGGCGACGCGCTGCGGCTGGCGGTGAAGCTTGAGATACTTGTTCTTACAGCGAGAGGGTTTGCTGTTGCCAACTCAACAAATCTAGAAGCAGGATGTGTTGCGCGAATAGCTATCAATGATGCAACTGACCAATATGCAGCCACACGTCGCGCAATCGTCCTCGCAGCTGCTGCGCTGGCTGGAGCCGCGCAGGAGGCGACGACGTGACGACAGGCTACACACATAGCCAAGACGATCCGATCGTCGATCCTGGGGCCATCCAGGGGCCTTCCTGTGGCATCGACGACGCCGAGGCTTCCGCGTTCTGGCTCTTCGTCGAGTCGTGGACCGGCCGCGACATGGCCTACCCCCGAAGGCAGGGCACCGTCGGATTGGAGTTCGCTCTGGCTTGCTTGATCGAGTCGGCTCGTCTTGAGCGATCGAAACATGTTGAGATGCCATGAGAGCAACGCCAGGACTGTCCAGGGCCGACCAGTGCCGCGATCTTGGCCTACAGGTCGGCGACACGATCCGCTGGCGCACCGTTTGGCAGAACGGGTATTGGAGTGAGGCGGAGCTGACGCTATTCTGGCTCGGAAACGATGCCGCGGTATTCCGTGTGCGCGAGCGCAGTATGCGCAAACGCGAATGGAGCGATCCGCACGAAAGCTGCGCCTGGTCGCTGGAGTTTCGCGATTGGCGGAAGGTGTAGCTAAAATGAGCCTGATCTGCGAATCATGCGCCGCGGCAGACGCCGATCCGCTCTCCGGCCTGTACCACGCCGAGTGCGGAGAATGCAAAGCTCGCATGCTGGCGCATGGAATGCCATTCACGCAAAGCTCGGTAAAAGGCAATTTCACCGCCGCTTATCGCGCCCAGCTTGATTCTGTATTTGGCGCCAAATGGGAATCAGGACATCGCGCAGTGAAGAGCTGGGCTAGGCGGATTGATGAGGCAATGGCGAAGGAGAAAACGTGAAAGACATCGAGAAAGCTGAATGGCTGGCCGACAAGCTACACAACGGCGGAGACTATGGCAAAGAAGCCGCTGCAATGCTGGTGCGGCAAGCAGATGAAATCAAAGCGCTGCGCACGTCAGAATGCGAATTGCGTGGAGCGCTACAAGAATTGCGCATTAGATTGCATGCGCTCGGACGACGGCCAGATGAATGCTATGAAATGAGTTATATTGACGATGCGCTAAGCCAAAAATGACGCCTATCCTGGAGTTCATCGTCCGCGGCATGCCGGCTCCACAAGGCAGCAAGCGGTACGTCGGCCAAAGCAAGGCCGGGCGCGGGATCATGATCGAGTCGTCTGCTAAGGTACGGCCTTGGCGCGAAGCTGTGCGCTATGCGGCCGTCACTGTGGGCCTCCAGGCGATGTTGGATGGGCCGCTGCGCCTTGATGTAGTCTTCACATTGCCAAAGCCTGCCAGCGCACCAAAGCGGCGGCAGACGTGGCCGATGCGCAAGCCTGATCTATCAAAGCTGATCCGTAGCACCGAGGACGCGATGACTGATGCTGGGCTATGGCGCGACGATGCGCAGGTCGTCGAGGTGATGGCGGCGAAGCGCTATCCAGGAGAAGGCGAGCATGCACTCGCAGCGCCAGGCGCATGGGTCAGGGTGTCGCGTGTGGAGAATGGTCATGAGTGAGACGAAAACCGTCACATACACACTGCACCGCGATCCTGATGGGTATCCGACATGCGCATCGCGTTGGGATGGCGCCAGGTGCGCGCTGTTGCTGGTGCGCGGCACAAGGCTAGGCGGCGAACAGTGCGGCGCGACTGGCGACTGGCTTGTCAGGGCGCTTGGGCCTGGGGAGGTTGACATAAGCAAACGGTATCTGCGGCCGACGCCTGGGTGTCCGCTTTGGAGTGCAGGCACATGACAAAGCAGCGCAGATACGTCAGGTGGACCGCCGACGAGCTGCGCGTGCTTAGAGCGCTATATCCAACAGCAGACATGCGCGAGCTGCTCAACGCGCTACGCAATCGCACGTCAGGCGCCATCCTTGGCATGGCTAGCGCGATCGGTCTGCGCAAGGTCGATGAGACAATGGCTGGGCCAGAAGAGGAGACGCAGTGATTGCTAGCTTGCAATGTTGTGAATTAGCGCTATACTACAGACCCCATCAACCAATGGAGTTCAATGATGATCCAGACAAGCGAAGCAATCAAGGAAGTGGCAGTCCTGTCCGCGCAGGCGGCGGAGATTCAGGCGCGGCATGCGGAGGTGATGGCCGAGATCCGCGCCAAGCGCGAGGCCGCTCGCGGCGAGGCGGTGACTGCAGTGCAAGAGTTGATCGGGCAGTTCGAGCTGACTGCCGCCGACATCAAGCTGCATTCTGCGCCGAAGACGCGCGCCAAGCGTGGCGAGAAAAAGGCGCGCGGCACCGCTGCGCCGAAGTACCGCTCGCCGGACGGCACTAGCACCTGGGCCGGCCGCGGCAAGCGTCCGGCGTGGTTCTCCGCTGCGCTGGCTGCCGGGCAGAGCGCCGACTCGATGCTGATTCAGGCGCCGACGGCAGCCTGATTGCCTCCGACAGTGCGAAGGCGCCAGGAGTGATCCTGGCGCCTTTTTCGTGCTTGGCTCGCCTGTAGCTTGCTCCAAAAATCCCGCCACAGGTTGCAGCCAAAAATTCCGCTACAGGTGTGTTGGCGCGCATGCCATGGCCGTGCGATCATCGCCATGCCGGCCGGCGGCTCAGGACCGGGGACCATCGCTTGCAGCTGCAGCCGGATATGCCAGCGGCAGGTGCGAACAACAGCCCCAGTCGCCGACGCGGTGCAGCGTTCTGGTCGTCACTCCGACCCAGGCCGCGGCGGGCGGCGACACCACGAAGCCTTCCAAAAATTCCGCTACAGCGTCTCTTCTGTGCGCGCTTCGTAAAATGCGTCGAGAAAGCGCCTAACCGCAAGCTCGATTTTCTCCGTCCGGCTTCCTGGCAGCTCGTCTAGCTCTTCGATCAGGTGACGAGGCAGGCGGATGTTGGGGTGCACTCGTTCATCGCTGTCGTCCACGTATCGGACGCGGTTGATTGATGATGTTGTCATTGCTTTTGATCTCCAAAAATTCCGCTACAGGGGGTTGACCCAAAAATTCCGCTATACCGTTGCTGGCCCGAGGTGGCATGGGATTTGGTCCGGATGGGCCCTGGGGGCCGTCGGGGGCCGTCGGGGGCCTGGGGGCCGGGGGCCGGGGCCATCTGGTCGACGACGATGCCGCTCGCCTGCGCCTTCGCCACATGGTCGACGACGATGCTGCTCGAGCATGCCAGGATGGCCCTAGACGCGCCGAAGCTGTCGGGGTGTAGTGCAGACACTGCCATGGGAGATCGAGCCGCTACGGGCCGATCCTGGGGTGCTGTCGGCGCCGAGCTTGAGGGTTGCGCGCCAGGCAAGGCGAACCCGATGGATGCCCAAGGCGCGACGCTGCAGCCGGCGCAGGCGATCGGCGCGCCGGGCGCACCAAACGCGCCAGCGTCCCTTCCAGGGGCCTTCACGGGCGCAAAAACGAATAGGGGGCGCACTGCTGCACCCCCTAGGGTTATCCGGTCAACGCGCCGGGCTCGCCTGCCCCTTGCGGGGCCTCAGTTCGAGATCAGTATCCTATCGCTTCAATGCGAACTTCGCGACCCTGCGCGCGGAAAATAATCGCGGCGCCGCGCGCTGCGGCTCGCTGATGGTAGTCCCGGAAAAAGACACCATCGAGCCATAAACGCCAGACTGTAGGTTTCATTTGTCTGCCTCAGTGTCGGCGCGCACCAAAAAAGCAAACGTCGCATAAGTGCCATCAAGCAACCACGGCAAATATGATGGTGCTCTCTGGAAACTTTCGTCTTCCACGGAAACGCAAGAGGAGTTCGCTAGCCCCAAATGCTCCATGGTTTCTTCAAGCTCGGTGATCTCGGCATCATCCATGCCTGAGTCGTCGCCGGCTATCAAGGCTGATGCCCAGTGTGCCGGAAGCCTTACTTCGATCGTTTCGAGTTTCATGCGTTTACCCTGCCTTCGGAATCAATAAAAAGGTCGACCGACCCGTAAGCGTGCGCTGCCTCAGTAAGTCTATCGCCCAGTTTTCCAAGCCCGCGATCCCAAAATCCCGCACCATGATGATGCCTGGTCAACCAAAAATCATGTCCTGCGCTGTCTGCGGAGCGGCATTCGACATACTCACGCAGGTCGACAAAATTAGACCGGATAAAATCGTAGCAGTCTGATTTCATCGAGCGATAGCAGTTTGGAGAAATATCCGATGCGTCGCAAAAATCATCGAGCGTGTCGCCAGTTTCGTAATCCACCGACGACCACAAGGCGCACTCGATATATCCACGGATAAAAGACTTGATTGGGAACATGGTTTCTCCTGAGTCAAAATTCTCTGCGCTTCGTGATGGTCCAGCGCTCGTCAGCCCTCTTCTACGCTCAACCCGACGGCGGCAAAGTCGTCGGCGCTGCACCCGTTCGCCTCCATGATCTGGCGCGCTTCGTCGGCGTCGACCAGGCGCATGCCCTCGCCAGGGCCGCGCGTACCGCCGCCGCAGTCGCTCGCCCACATGCTGGCAGCGTTTCCCGATCCGGCCACGAAGAACTGTCCCTTCGGGCTCTTGTAGAGGTATGTGGCGTGATACGCAAAGTCGCCACGGTATGCGCTGCAGCACAGCTGTACGATGCGCTTGGCAGTCTCTGTGTTATACAGTCTGCCGTCGATGATTTTTTTCACGTTGACTCCTAAGCTAATCGGCATCCGGCCGGTACGGCAGTGCGATCCGCACTCGCATGTGCCCCGAAGGGCGCATAGCGGCTACGGTCAGGCTTCAGTGTTGGCAGCCTTGCGCATAGAGCGATCTAAATAAACTCTGTCATATTCTTTGCATGCCGCGCGGTACAGTTCGCAAAGCTTGACGATATCGTCCAGGTCGGCGTCGATATCATCATAATGCCCATTACAGCATTCGGAATGAATGCCGTCCGTGTCGTCTGGCATGGCATGCAATGCCGTTATCAGTTTCCACCGGCGCGACAGAGGTGCTAGCGAATGGATGAAACGCCGATACTCTGCGAAGGCCGGGCGCTGGCGGAGAAAAGCAGCAGCTTTAGACTTTGCATTCTCGAAGGCTTGCGCAGGGTCAATGCCAGCCTTTACCTTCGCATGCAGCTTCCATCCAAAGCCTGAATCCTTAAGGATTGCCCCATCACTGAAGTATGCCTTGCGATATGCCACAAACTCAATCCGGCCGATTTCGGTTCCGTGCGCGGAAAGCTTTGCCATGATGACTCCTATTGATTACAACAAACCACGCTCCGCAAAGGACATACATCCTTCGCATGAAACGACGACGTGATCGAGCACTCGCACATCAACCAACGCGAGAGCGCTTTTCAGCGTTTGCGTCAGGTATTCGTCGGCGCGGGACGGCTCCGTGCTGCCAGACGGATGATTGTGCGCCAGGATGACAGCCCCTGAGTTAAGCTCGAGCGCGCGCTTGACGACTTCGCGCGGGTAAACACTCGTCTGGCCGAGTGTGCCGCGGAACATTTGCTCGAATGCGATAAGGCGATGTTGTGCGTCAACGAAGATCACAGAGAACACTTCGTGATCCATGGTTCCGAGATGCAGCCTAGCGTAGTCCTTAACCGCGGCCGGAGACTCAAAAACCGGGCCGCGACGGATGCGACTCTCGAGGATCGCGATAGCCTTCGCGATAATCGCATCGTCACCATCTGGTGCTGGTGCGACTATGTATGGCGGGGAGTCGATTGATTGCGCTTTGCGTGACACGACTATTTCTCCTTTTGCGGTTTAGGCTTCACACGGCTCTGCAGGGGCCGATACTGGCAGGGGATCGGTTTGCGTCGCGTCAAAAACCGCGGCTTCACGAAAATAGACATCGGCCTGGTCTTCGTCGCCCTGAGCCTTGCGAGCGCACGGGTGCAGGATGTAAAGGGCTTTTTCGCCCTTGCGCACGCATCGCCCGGCCGCGAGCCACTGGCGGAACCCGCCGACGACGCTTGGCGTGACTGCCGATTGCATGTGCAGCATCAGCGTATTGCGCAGCGACAGCGCATGCCCATCGATCGTGACGACGACCGGGAGCCGTTCTGCGAGCGCTTGCATTTCTTCGACTGACATGGCGCGGAGCTTTGCCGCGACTGCTGATGTATGCTTCATTTTGTGACTCCGTGGCTAGATCAATACCGCAGAACTACCGCATTTCCGCCAAGCTGCTGGCGGTAGATTTCTGCCGAGACCCAATCTGGGATCGGATCGGAGTAGTGCGGCCCTGCCGCGTCGTGCCAATAGACTCGGAAATATCCCATTGTTGACTCCTATGTAGTGCGGACTGCACTCGCATGCCCGGAGGCATGCGGCTGCGGTCAAGCAGGAAATACGACCCGGAACTCGGCCCGATCAATTCCGCGATATGGCTCCCCATTCCGTGAGAATTCGCCGTTTGCTTTGACAATCAACTGCCGCGCCGGAACGTCCGGCGTCGATGGCCGACTGATAGGCGCGACAGCGACCCTACAACTCAATGGCCCGCACAATGCCTCGGATTCGGCGTTGCGGTGAACTTCGACAATGTCAGAGACAATCCAATCCTTTCTGACTGAGCGCGACCACTCTTCGCACGCCGCCCATGCGGCGGCTTCTGTCGGGTAAAACTTTGCGAACATCGACATGGCGATCTCCTGTTGCGATTGAGAGACTGTAGCACAGTCAATCTAGCGTATGTTGATCTAGATCAAGTTTTTTCTAGGGACAAACCCTAGGACCGAGCGCTGCAGCGTGATCCTGTCAGCAAGCGCTTGCAAGTGCGCGCTCACTTGTGATATACACTCGCGCGCATGTCCGGCCGACTCCCGCGCCCCCCGAGCAAGCTGCAGCCTCTGCCAGCGGGAGAGCAGCTGCGGCCCTGCCTCCCCGCTGACAGGCGCATCCGGGGGAGGCCGCTGCAAGAGATACGCGAGCGCATCCTGGCGCGCGACAGTGGCGTGTGCCAGTGTGCGGAGTGCCGTCAGCTCGGCCGCTTGCGCTTCGCTAGCTTGGTCGACCATATCGTGCCCCTCTGGGCCGGTGGCGCGGAGGCAGACGGCAACAGGCAGGCTATCTCTGTCGAGTGTCACATGCGCAAAACCGCCACTGAGGCGTGTCAGCGAGCGTCGGCTACCAGGCGCCTACGTTAGTGTGTGCTCGCTTATCATTCAAGATCTGTGAACGATCCAGGCGCGAATGAGAATGGGAGGGGGGGTGATAATGCTTGGCATTCGCAAGTGGAAAC